GTGCCGTTCTTCCAGACTCCTGGCTTGAACTGCAACGGGACTAGCTGGGCCGCTGGCATTAGCCAGCTACGCCGTTCATGGCCTTCAGCATGAGGTGCGGGTTCTCCTCACCCAGTTCACCGCCAGTGATCTCGCGGCCCCTGATGCCTACCATCTGCTCCGCAAACGCGATGCGATGCTCAAGCTCTTTGCGAGCCGCATACAATGCGCGGAGCCCTTCTGCCTGTTCTGCGTTTAAGACGATCCTCTCGTCTAGAGCTACGGTCGATTCCTTGTCACCAAAGTCCTGCCCTTCAAGCTCACTCATTTCGCTATTACCTGTTGAGGTTTTCTGTTTTGACTTCAAGCGCGCTGATTTTTTCGCCATGCCTATCTACCTTCTCGTCTAGTCGGGTCACGATTCGTTCAATCTGCTGGATGGATTGCCTGGCCCCGTTCAGGCCACTCTTCACCCCCGCCCATGCCGCCCCCGCTGCTGCTGGTACTGCGAGGAGGGACAGTAGCTCGCCCACGCTACCCTCCACTACCTGCCGCCAATGTCGCGGCTTCTGCCGCTGCGGCTTCTGCTGCTACTGCCGCTGCGGCTCCTGCTGCTACTGCTACTGCTTCTTCTGCTGCTACTGCTGCTACTGCTGCTGCTACTGCCGCTGCGGCTTCTGCTGCTACTGATGCAGCGACGAGCCCATCTACCAGCGTGGTTAGCGCCGTGTTTTCAGCGGCGGATAGCTCGCTCATCCCAATCCGCTCCGTGTGCCTCCGCATGGAGCCGTCCGCTTGTGGAATATCCCACTGCAAAATCGCTTGATCTTCGGTTGGGGTAGCCTTGTGAATGGCCACCTCCACCAGATTGTCGTGCGTGTATGTCTCGCTGATGACCAGCGGCTCTCCGCGTTCCTTCGTGGCAAGCCCTTCGGTGTGACTCATGATCGGTCCTGTCCTTGGAAATTAGGTTCCTTCAATTTTACTCGCAGTTCTGCGTCGAGGCGTTCAGTTCGGGTCATGTTAGACCATGCCTTGGAATGAATTAACTGTCACCGTGCCACCCGGACCGGCCACGTTAAGCCTAGACAAAACGACCGAGTATGTTCTAGCGGTTGGCCCGCCAGATATAGCCTTGGTGTCTAGTACGGTCGCGCCTCCGGCTTGAGTCCAGAACACAAGGTCAGTGAACATGTTACCCCCATCGTTGCCAGATACAATACTCAGCGTTCCGTAATCACTTGCGGGCGATACTACCGTTGTTCCGCTCATGGTTGTTTGGAACTGTCCTTTGATTCCTCCCTTGCCTTGTGTTGTGATCGCGCCCGTGACGGCCAAAGTGGAGGAGAGCGTGGTTGCGCCCGTGACGGCGAGGGTGGAGCCAGCCGAAGTTGCGCCGTCGAGAGTTATGAGGCCCGAACCTGTACTTACTGTGAACGGCTGATTGTTTTGGGTGAGAACCCACAGGTCACCTAGCGCGACTCGGTTCGCTTGGATTTGAGCCCTTAACGTCGAGGAAGCGGAAAGGAACTGAATCCGATTTGTCGAGCTATTTAGGGAGTCATTGAGTCCTGCCCTGAGCCCACCCGCCGCCGTTAGGGTGCCCGTGAACGTGCTTGTGCCAGTGACGGCCAGCGTGGAGGAGAGCGTGGTTGCGCCCGTAACGCCGAGGGTGCCTGACGTTGAGATTCCAGTCGTTGTTACACCAAACTTTTCCGTCCACGTTATCGTGTCATCGGCGGTCAGCCCTGTGGCGCGACCGACCGTGTAGATCGTAGAACCTCCGTCATTTTGGATTGCTGCCCGTATCGCATTATTCGACCCAGAACCATTCTTCGCTTTCCATGCGCCAGCCGCATCTACATAAGCGTTCGCAAGGAGACTTACTTCACCAGCGTAGGTAGTCTGGATACAAACGGCACCTTGACCAACTCCAGTAGCTTCAACCGCCACGAAGCCGCTATTCCAAGTGGACGTTGCGGCTCTTAGGCCAAGGACTTGGCCTACTGTCGCTTTGCCCGTCACGGCCAACGTGGAGGAGGCGATTAAAGCGTTAGCGACCGTCGTTGATGCGGACGCGATAGACAGCCTGACGCCAGCTTCCGCTGGACTGAACTGCATCACATCAGAGCCGTTGGCGTTGATCGCGGAGAATACCCCCAACGAACCCTTGAGTCTGACCGCCGCCGTTGACGTAGTTAGTTCGACGTTGTTGCCCGTTGATACTGAGCCGGTAGATGTAGTTGTGCCTGTGACGGCCAACGTGGAGGAGGCGGCGAGGGCGGCTGAGAACGTCTTGGCACCTGTGAAGGTCTGGGTGCCACTCAGGTGCGCCGTATCATCGTCTAGGTAAGCCGAGGCCACCTTGGTGCCATTCCATACGCCCGTTGCTATCGTGCCTACGGCAGTCAAACTGGAGGTGACTACGGTAGACTTCAGGGTCGTGCCCGTCAGTGTCCCCGCAGGAGCGGCCACTACCGTGACGGCACCCCCGGCTGACATCGTAGCATCACCAGATAGCGCGAACTCGGCGGCGACATTAGACGCGCTCCCGATCCAGATCTTGGTGTTAGCGAGTGGTGAGCTTGTGGGGTCTATGTACGCCCCAGTGATGGCGGTGCCATTCCAGACCCCGGTCCCAATCGTGCCAAGCGCCGTGATCTGGGTCTGAGACGCATCGACGTTGAGGGTCGGGATAGGGCCACTGAGGTCAGTGCCCGATAGGCCCGTACCTGCAACGATAGCCGTGAGATCGCCGACTGTCGGGGTCGCCCAGGATGGTACGCCTGACGCTAGGGTCAGCACTTGCGTGTCTGAGCCTTTGGCGAGCTTCGCAAGCGTGGCCGTACCACTCGCGTACAGAATGTCGCCAACCGCGTAGCTGGTGATCGCCGTGCCGCCCTTGTTCGCGGCTATGGCGGTCGCGCTCCATGTCCCAGTCCCCACGGTGCCTAAAGTGGTCACCGAGGTCTGCCCAACGTAGGTCGAGGCGATGGTCACCGCGTCAGCAGATACTGTGATCTTGTCTGCCGTGCCGATCACGTTCAGCGTGGGTATTGGGCCACCCAGTGATGTCCCCGTTAATCCGGCACCGGCAACGATGGCCGTGAGGTCGCCCGTCGTAGGGGCGACCCAGACAGGCAAGCCACTCGAAAGCGTCAGCACTTCGGTGTCGGAGCCTTTAGCCAACCGTGTTGGGACGCCCGAAGCTGCATAGTACAGTATGTCACCTGACGTACCGTCTTCCAGCTTGGCAAGCGTGACAGCATTGTCCGCTATGTACGCTGTAGCAAGCGGAGTCCCCTGCCATGTCCCTGTAGCGACCGTGCCCAGAATCGTGATCGCGGTGGAACTCCCGACATCCAACGCGACGGGATCAGTAGTGCCGTCACCGATCAGGATCTCGCCATCACCAAGCACTGATGTCGCGGTAATCGCTCCAACACCGCTACCCAACAGAATGCCACCATCGGTGAGCGAGGTCGCACCCGTGCCACCCTTGTTTACCGCCACCGTGTCTGCGGACCACGTTCCCGTAGCCAAGGTGCCGACCGCAGTTATCTGGGTCTGCGAAGCGTCCACGGCCAGTGTACCGCTCGCTCCGGTCAGGCCGGTGCCACCCATCGCAGTCGCTAGATCGGCAATGGACTCTTTCTTGGTGCTGCTATCGTCGGCGTCGATGATCGCAATCGAATCGTTGGCGACATTGACCGCAGCGGCTGACAGATCGTTGAAATTCAGTCCGAGCGTGACATCGGGGCCGGTCCCGTTCGTGACCGTCATCCCGCCATTCGTGGCGTCAGCTACCGAGGTGATGTCACCGACTTCTGGCGAGGTCCAGGCGAGTGTGCCAGAGCCATCGGAAGCAGACAGCACTTGGTTCGCTGAAGGGACGGCCCCTGGCATCGTGAGCGTGTAGGCGGTGACCGCGCTAGGTGCCTGAATCTTTACGGCATCGGTCCCGGCACCCGTCTCCTGCACACCTATCGAATTGAACTTGATGTCGGACATAGTGACATCGGTGCCGCTGACACTGAAGAGGGCGTCTATCGCCGTGATCCCAGTGTTAAGCGTGGTGCCCCAGGTGTCGGTGCTTCCCCCGACAGTCGGCAGCGTGATTCCAAGATTTGCAGTAGCCATATTCTATCCTAGTACCCGTGAGCGCATTCGTAGGCCGGACCCGGTGTGTCGCTCTCGCTGTCCCTGCAAAAGCAAGTCCTTCAGTGCCTTGTCGAGTCGGGCTGACCACATGGCAAGCCTCTCGTCATTCTTTAGGTATGGCTCTGCCTCTACTAACGTTGCAAACAGGTAGATGTCAGGGTGCGAGGCTAATAGCCAATTGCTTGTAGCTGAATCAGTTAGTGCGGCTATGCGGGTGTAATAAACAATAGAGGAGTTGTAGCTCGAGTCAGGTGAGGGCAAGACCTCCAACTGGCCTGTCGCCCCACCAACCGTTGTGAAGTAGTATGGTTTGCCTGTGGAACTCATCACGATTCTACGTTCTGAGATCTCCTCCGGCGTCATATACTCCAGCACAATAACGGGCGTGAGATCGACCACGATCCTAATGATCTCAAGCGTATTGGTCGGCAAGGTTGTGTAGCGTGAGGCCAGCGCGAACGAATCATCTTTTGCGATCATATCCGGCTGTCGGATGACGCGATTGAAGTTCGCTTCTGCCAACTCAATGAATTCTGGGATGCGGGCCGACAGGTCAGTGCGGTCGAGCCAATTCGCTGCCGCCGTCTGTAGCTGCGCGTAGGTCGTAATCGCCACCTAGAGCCTCCCCGGCCTCGTTCTGAATACCCTGTTGTCTTTGTCGTTCAGCCACTTACGGATCACCCGCTGATCCTTAAAATTGTTCGATATTTTCGCGAGTTCATGGTAGATGGTCATTGGTATCGATGCCACCTTGTGAACGTCGCCTTTCCATGATGCCCGTTCATCCACTGGGTTGAAGGCCCCCTTAGTGGACTCAATCACCGAGGTCACATCTTGCTCGGTTTCCAGGCCCATATCACCCGTGGCCTCATCGTAATGAAACCACTGAGTGATACCCGTAGCTGGATCGTAGTCCAGCACTCGTTTGGTTTGCATGATGGTGCCTACTAGGGGGCAGGGGCCAAAGCCCCCACCCCACCAGCAGAACTATGCCGAGGTAATTCCGGCGATTACACCATGAGCGGCTTCGTTGTTGACCTGAAGCCCCCACTCGGTGAGCGCCATCCGCTTATCGGCGTCACCCGTCTTAGCCAGCGTTTCGATGCTGTAGGGCCGCAGAGAGGCGATCTTCACCTCGTCTGGGTCGATCAAGAACGCCCAGTTGTTCATGAGCGCCCCAGCACCAGCGTCGATCACTGATGTCAAGAATCGGTTAGCTACCACCGACAGATTACCAAAGTCGCTGACGTAGATGTCTGCGGCCCCGATTATCGTCGTAGGCGCTGCGCCGGTCGCGTTGTACCGCTGGGCAGCGATGCCAGCGAAGCCGCTCACAACAGTCTTGTTGTAAGGGCCTACCATGAGCATCGACGGCTCACCACCACTCTCGTAGCATTCCTGCATCGTGGTCTTAAGCATGGCCTCCGTAAACGCCGTAGGCGTTCCGAATGCCTTCCACACCTGGGCTGCACCTGTCGGAGTCGAACCCGTGTAGCTGGGCGCAGTCACATTTGTGGAGGTTTCGTTCGTCTTCAGCCAGCAAGGGAACCCAGCGGTGACTCGAGCTGTTGCAGTCGCACCAGCAACCGCACCAACGCCGTTCAGCAGTGCTGCTACTTCGACGTTGCGCTTGAGTTCCTTCGCAGCCTTAGCTGCCTGATAACCAACTTCCGAGGCGCGTCCTGCTTTGTCCACGCGCTGCTCGGTGCCCGAAATGATGAAATCTGCCATGTTGATCTGGCAATAATTCCCCATACGAGCGGTTGGCGTGATCGCCGTGAATGACGAGAGATCCTGGCCTTCGACTACGGGCGTCCCACTGGCCGTAGCGAGGCTGTCTGTCTGCCACTCGAAATAAGTGTTGTCCGCATCCCTGGAGCCAATATTGCTCTGGAAAGGCGTCGTGGTCGGGCTGATATCAGAGATTAGATCACTGAGATCCTCTCTGATGCCCTTCGCGTCATAAGTATTGAACGTGTTCGCAATTACTGCCATGATTCTGATTCTCCACTAAAGTTATTCCGTCAAGATGTCGGCAAATAAAGCCGCAGCGTCATCGACCTTTCCGGTCCTTCTCAACTGCTCCCTCTTTGACTTCACCTGACGGGAGCGCACTCGGCGGGATGTCTCTTGGTTACCGCCCTTCACGCTACCGATTTTTGATTTAGCTGCTTTGATTTTGTCGCCGTTTGTGAGCTGGTTGTAGCGCATCGCATCGCGTAGCACGACTACTGCCCTGGAGTCATAGATTCCATTGAGTTCGTCATCGCTAAACCCAATTGCCTTGCCGAACTCTAGCAGCTTGCGCTGTTCATTGGCCTGTAGATCTCCGTTAGCCCACTCGGGGATTTTCTCTAACATCAGACCCTTTTCAATCATCAGATGCTCTTGCAGTTTCTTGTCGTTTTCACCAGCAAGAAGTTGTTGCATACGCACTCGTTCGGCGTGTACCGCTTGCATCTCACCAGCCTTCTGTCGCTCGAGTTCCTTGAGCTTCAGCCACTGGACCGGATTCTCTCGTTCAAGAGCATCCCAATCTAGGTTCGCCGGTTGATTAGCGGATTGCATCTGTTGATGGAGTTGGGTTAGTACCCCTTGGTATTGCTCGTATGTCTGCTGCAAGGCCGCCTCTTGAGCGGGCACATTCTGGATTCGTTCCTCCAGTGTTTTCCGCTTCTCGGCAAGCTCCTGCTGCCGTTGTGTGAAGGTCGCCTTGCGCTGGTACCCGCTAATGAGTTCGTCAAGCGGAACCTCTGATGTTTCACCGTCAATCGTGACGGCATACAGAGGCGCATCGCTATCCGAGAATTCATCCGGTTCAACAACATCCGGCTCATCCACCACCAAGTCAT